AAAACTCTATCCCACCCATCAGGGATACTAAGTCCTTTGCGTTCATTGAATGGTGTCCTTATGTGGTTAGGATCTATGACGTGCCCAACACCCACGGTCCACAGCAGGGCTGGACAACGGTAAGGTTTTGTCCTTACTCCTTCATCCTTCTTAATACCTTCTATGCAGGCTTTGCTAACCTTCACTTCTTGCCCCACTGACGAGAACCAAACCAGAAGGCAATGATTCCAGACAGTAAGGCCATCTCATCCTCAGAGAAGATGACATCAGTGGCTGCGATGAACTGATCCACGTCCATGTTACCTAGTCCACCACGGAGCAGGAAGTAGGTCAGTGCTATGTTAATCATCACTAACTCTAGGACAAAGATAAAGGTAACTGTTGGGCGTACTATCCCATTCAGGTTAACCACCCAGTTAGAAGCCCTAGCCATAATAGCCTTGTCGTGGTCTAAAGCGGCGCTCTGGCGGTCTGCGTCAGTCTGGAGGGCAATCTGGTCAGTCCTGATCTCTTCGACCTTCTGCTGGGCTAAGAAGCCCCTCTCTGCCAGGGCTAGTTCACGCTCAGTCTGCATCTGGGCAAGCTTTAACTCTTGAGCCTTGTCAGCCTTGTCTTGGAAGAAGCTAAGTACCTGGGGTAGGCCAGAGGCTAGGAAACCAACTGCAGAGGAAATAAGGGATAACATATTGACTCCTTAAGGCTTATAGCCCATGACGTAGGCAAAACTAACTAGGATGAAAGCAGCCATGAAACAGTACCACTTGAGTAGTGCAAGCTTCTTTATATCTCTACCAAACTCATCAGTTAAATCCTTGTTGTCCTTAAGGATTCTCTGCTGGATAACCTCTACCTCAGCCCAAGCATCCTGACCATGCTTGTCGATAATGTCCTGCTTTAGTTCGTCTTGTAGCTTCTTGATTTCGTATACTCCTCGCCACTCCTCGACAGCAGAGAAGACAGAAGTATCAGATGGTCTCTGTTTCTGCTTACGGCGGTAGGCATCTCTGGCTCGGATCTCAGACTTACCAAGGTCTTGAATGTCCTTAGTAACAGCCTCTATCTCCTTACCAACGGCTAAAGCCTCTCTAATGCCAGAGACAGCAGCCTTGGCAGCTTGTGTTACTGGTTCACTCATGGATTACTCTTTCCCAGTTCTAGCTTTGCGTTCTTTCTCAAGCACGTCTAGTTGATTAGCGTACCACTCCAAGGACTCCATAGCAGTCTCCGCTTCTCTTGTCTTTTCTTTCTTCAATGCGCTCCTGACTAGGCCCTTAGCAGCATTAATATCAGACTGTATTTTCTGAGCCTTCTGGAATTCTACTTCTGACAAGTTTAAGTCCAGCACTTTCAGACCAAAGAGAGCCTGAGTAACCCGTTGGTCCTCTTGCAGATCCTGCCTAGTTTCTCTGGTGGCTCCAAAGATACTAGGAGTAGTTGTCATCTCTCCAGTTTTTATATCCTTAGTTCTTGTTCCAAATATACCAGCAGGATTTAATCTATCAATTTCATTTAGGACAACGATGTTAGATATTAGTTTAGCAAGATGAACAGGAATCTCTATCCCAAACATATCAGCCTTTTGTCCTTCAAAGTCCTTAATGTTCTTACGCCTAAAGAAATCATAGTTAGCTAAGAATTCAACAGGAGCCTTAAGTAACGGCGATACACTAGACAATGCTGAGGATATTTCAGGAGATAGTTTACCACGCTCTATTGCTGACGGTTCAGTCGTAGTATTTAAGAACTTAAAGAACGGGGCTAAGTCTGCAAACGGCAGAGTATTCTGTAGCTGGAAGACTGATACAACAGCAGGGTCTTCGCTTCTGCCTGTATAGATGGGCATTCCGTCAACCACATAGGAAGGAACCTCTGAGGCATCTGGTGTCTCTACTCCGTAGGCTGCTTGGACATTCTCTTTAGCCAAGTTAATCTTATTGATCTTGTCTGGGTGCAGGGCAATGGCCTCTAACTGCAAAGGGATATTCTTACGAGACCATGTATAGAAAGGCATTGCTCTCTTAAGCACATCCTTTTCAAAAGGACTAACATCACCGTAGTCAAACAGGTACTTCTGCACTGCCTTGCCTGCTTGATCATAGCTCTGACCTTTAGACACACGGTCCAAGAACAAAGCAATACGAGCATTGTCTTCTAGTGTCTGTCCTACTTTGAAACCAGCCTGAAGCACAGGGTTTTCTGTAGACAAAGTAAACGGATTACGAGAGCCGCCTTGAATCTCTTTCTCTAAATTGCGGACGATATCGCCACCATACTGGCCTTCACCAAAGACACCACGGTTAGCCATCTCATCATACAGTTCTTGTACTGGTTTGCCTACAAGCTTACCACTGAAATCATTCTTAGCTAACTTAGTCTGGAATACACCAGCTTCTCCGTATCGAACAGGATTAGTTAAGCCGCCAAGATAGGAGTTCCATACGTTACCAATTACGTTCTTAGTATGGTAGGCCGGACGAATACCCAGAGACCACATCTTCCACCAGTTCTGAGCACCGTCATAAAGCTTTAATACTTTATTAACTTCTTCTGTATTAGACAGCGCACGATAGGATCTGTTTAATAGCTTAGCTACTTCTGGTGGGAAAGACACATCAGGGATTTCAGGGACAGTCTTATAGTTTGCTGGTGCTTCTGCTTTAGGAACACCTAATTGTTTAGCATCATCTAAGAACTTCCTGCCTGCAATTGCATTAGCTGCCCTGAAGTCAGCAACTCCTTGTAGAATAGCTGGGTCATCTTGAAAGAATTTATTAGATCCGTACAGGTTCTTAGCATTAATCTCTGCAACTGTACCTTCAATCTCTCTGCTCAGCCCAGAAGGAGTCTTAGCAGAAGGACGAAGACCAAAGAAGTTCTTAGCACCTGCGTTATTAATTAGATCATCTGCCTCTTTAGTAAGGACGTGAGGCATATAGGTAGCACCTAAATCCCCAATCTCTACGCCAGCAGCCCTTTGCTGTTCTAAGATATCACGATTACGATCAACAATCTTCTGCTCTATCTGCCCAATGACATCATCACTTAGAGAACCTGTCTCAACATCGTGTACAATCTTTGCCTTTAATTCATTGACAGGAATACCAGTCTGCTTAGATAGTGCTTTGATCTCATTGTTCAAGGTTTTAGCATTACGAACACCTTCGTTGGTAGCCTTGTCTCGTATATAGCGGTACTTATTGTACAGGTCACGCGCCTTAGTTAAGTCACCATCTGTAACATTGACAGCCGCCGCAAAGGAACGGAACAACTCATTGTCTGTCAAGCGAGTAGGCATAGACACGCTGTCTGTCGCTGTCTGAATAAGACTCTTAGCCTTGCTAAAAGGATTACCTGCATTTAAGGGGTCTACTACTATGTCTCCTGCAAAACCAAAGATAGCAGCTTTGACAGGATTAGCCTTTCTAAACTCATCGCTTAGAAGCTCTTGAGTAGAAGCCTTCTCTTCTCCCTTTAAACCCCTGACAGCAGCTTGTCCTACCTTAGTAACTGCCTCTGGTTTAGAGAAAGCACGAGCGAGGACAGGTAATGCAAATATCTCATCACCTTTAACTTCCTTCTTAATCTCAGCACCTGCCGCCTTAGCTCCAGTAGCTACTGCTTGAAAGGGACGAGAGAGATAGTCAATAGCATCTAACAGGAAGTTACCAGTAGTCTTTAGTGGCTGCTTAACTCCCTCTGGTAAAGCTTCCCACCCTTCTTGAACAGTCTCGCCTACTGCTGCAGCAGCTTCTTTAACTGGAGCAGGAATAGCAGCAGCGATACTCTCAACTGCCTGCTTGTTAACCTGTTGAGTTATAGGGTCTTGTACTGCCTTAGTAGGAACAGCAGCAGAAATAGTTTCCCACTCATCTTCCTTTTTCTCTCGCCTTACTCCGGGTGTAATAATTTCCCATTCAGCCATTGTTTATCCTTAAGGAGTTTTCTTTTTGCGCTGTATTGATCCTCCGGGACCTTCTCTGTATTCGTAATTAACTGGATCGTATACTTGACCAGCAGCCTCTACCTTTGCTTTAATAGGATTAACTTCTGCTGGTTTAGGAGCCGCCGCAGCCGCTGGCCTAGGAGCAGTACCACCCCAAGGCTCACGCAATGCTGTGCTCTGTGCCCTGACTAACTCTGTATTTATTAGTGCAGCGCCTTTTAGAGGCTTCTTAGGATCTAGATTATTAGCTGCAAATAGATCTATGGCTGCTTGTCGCTCAGCATTCCATCTATCACCAGCCTCAAACTTATCACCAAGTTGAGCAAGCTCCTTCTTATTCTTAGCTATAGTTGTCCGTATGCTCTCTGCACTCAAGGCTTCCTTCTCTGCCTGTGCAGTTGCAGTCATTGCACCAGAAGACGCAGCCTGAGCAATCGTATTGTACTCAGAAATAGCAGTAGAATCCTGTGGATTAATCTCAATGCGAGCAGCCAACTCTGCCAGTTTAGTAGCAGCCTGCTCAGGATTCTTCTTGTAAAACTCTATGTTCTTACGATAAGACTCAGTAGCTGCTGTCTCTTGCTTTTGGAACTGTTCCATAGCACCTGTTACACCAGCTTGAGTAATAGCATTATACCTTCTCAAGGCAACAGGATTATTAGGATTGATTTCTAACTGTCTAGCTAGGTCAGCCAGTGCAGCACCAGTCTGCTCAGGAGCTTTCTCATAGAACTGAGCGTCTGTCCTAAGAGAAGTCATCTCGTCTGTAGTTGCTTTTTGTGCTGCCTCTAATGCAGTAGATCTAGACGAAGCATACTCAGGAGTCTGTGGCAAAGCCTCAGCCACTGCTCTGTAGTATTCTGGAGAACCCGCAGGAAACCTAGACGATGCAGTAGAGATAGCGCCATAAACATCAGACTCTCTTTTAACATCTGAGTCTTCCATTCCAAATAACTTAGACGCACCCGCTCCAAACAACTGACCAATAGAAAAACCAATAGATCTATAAGGGTCTCCGCTTAAAAGAGAAGCTGTAAGTTTAGCGTCTTGCTCCCTTCTCCGGCGCTTCCGTTCTTCTGGATCATACCCAAGTAATTCAGTTGTAAAAAGATTAGCCTTAGCCATATATTATCCTTAGTAAATCAAACTATAATCAACAGCCTTGTATCCGTACTCTGTGGTGAACACAGCCTCTGGGATAATCTTCTCTACCTCATGGGCCATCACACCAATGTATACACCATGGCCACCATACGGACTATCCTTGAACTCTGGTTTATACTCATAGTGATAAACATTTAAACCGTTAGTAAGTTTACCAACCTGCTTAATGTTTTCTTTAGTCCTTATGTCTGATGCTTTCATTCCACCACCAAATGCAGAACCAGCGCCTTGTGACAACCCAGCCAGAAACTGTGCGTTAATACTTGCAGCATCTTTTGCACCAGCGTACTGAGTCTGAGCAGCCTGACTGAGTAGGTTTGCAGCAGCAGAAGCACCTTGTTGAGCGGCTCCACCAATCTGTAAACCAAGCTGTAGAGGCTGCTGGCCCATCTCTTCGATAGTACCGATAGTACCAAGATAGGACTGGAGTGGTGCAAGAGCCTGACCAGGAAGAGCGTACTGCTGACCAAATAACCCAAGACCCTGTCCCATAAGACCAGCACCAAACATTTGTCTTTGCTGTGCAGCCTGCTCTGCTTGAGCACCTAACTGTAGCTCTTGCATCCTACGAGCGCCTGCTAAGGTAGATAGTTCAGGCTGCGCCCCTCCTACTGTTAAACCAGCACGGCCACGACCAAAGACAGAGGAGGCTAGTCGCTGTTCTTCAGCCTGCCTAGCAGGAGCTAACAAGGCCATCTGCTCATTAAAGAACTGCTGACGAGCCATCTCAGGGGACTGAGCTAAGTATTGCTGCCCTAAACCAAATAGCTGTTGACCACCCATTCCCACTTGTTGAGCAGCTTGTTGTGCAGCAGCAGCCTGTTGAGAAGCAAAAGGAATTAGACCAAAGAGTTGATCCTGAATAGCTAGTAACTCAGGGGCTACTGTATACTCAGCAGAAGATACTCTAGGTATTCCACCAATTTTTTTATATCCAAACTTAGATGTACCAAATCTGGAGGTCATCCCAACAGGACGGAACACTGATGCTAGGGCAGCTTCTCTTTGTGAAGCCGCAGCTTGATTAGCCGCATCCCGTGCTTGGTTAGCCCCTGTTATGTCTCCGATAAAATTACCAATCAACTTACCCATTATACACTCCTAATATCAATCTGATAAACATTTCCATCGTTTCCTATCAAATTTTTTAAGTATTTGAATCCTATCGTTTTACTAAACTTACTAAGCTTATCATTGTCTATCATTGCATAAATAGGAGCATTGAGTAGTGATTGAAGCTGGTTTAAATCTTTAATATAATGTCTCTTTGTTTCTGCTGACCACTTAAACACATCTGTATGAAGCCAGTATAAGTTACTAAACAACTCCAAGTACATTATATATTCTTGTCTATTTACTACTGGAAACTTGTGCATCATGTCTTCATAATGTAGCAAAGGGCATAGTACGGTGGCAGATTAGCGCCTGTACCTGAAGAACCTGCTGATGCAATCGTAGTCTGAACAGTAATTCCTGTTGTTGCTGTTTCAGTTGGATAAAAGCTATTGTCTGCACTAGAATCTTTGGGAAGACGCGGGTTGGATCCCGCACTAGCTTCAACTTCTATATTGTGGAAGTGGCCCGGATCAGTAACAGCAGACGTAGCTGTGTGCGTATGTGCTACTACAGTAGAGTTTGCAGAACCACCAGTAGCACCTACAGTCACTACTCCACCAGAAGCAGAAATAGTAGTGCTTGCAAAAGCATCACCATTATTTAATGTGTATGTTCCTGCTCCTCCAGTGCCTGTTCCAAGTCCTGTAATTTGGATACCAAAGTCAATACCAGTACCTGTTAAGAACTGATTAACAGCAAGAGTTCCAGAAGCAACAGCAGAAACTCGTAGGATTGTAGAGTTAATAGTTAAGGTTGTACTTGCTAAAGTATAAGTACCAGTTAGACTAGCTGAGGTTTGTGTCTGGCTAATACTTACCGTATAAGTACCAATCCCGCCTGCTGGCCCAGTAAGCTGATTGACAATTGTAGTTCCTGCACTAACAGAACCACCAGTAATAACTTGGTCTTTAATAAGAGTACCAGCAGAAATTGCAGTTACTGTTAGCGTAGTTCCAGAGATAGAACCAGTAAACGAAGAAGTTGAACCTGTGTAAGTTAAGGTGTAAGTTCCTGTGTTTCCTGTTCCAGTTCCTAATCCTGAGATAGTAGTCGTTTGTAATATTGAAGAATGGCTTACAGTATCACTAACCTCCAATGTACCAAACGTTACCCCAGTTACCGTAAGTGTGGTTCCAGAGATAGAGCCAGTTACTGATGCTCCCGCAGTTCCTGTTGCACTTGCAGCAAGAGAACCAGCACCAATAATAAACCTACCACGAAGGTCTGGAGTTGAGTTGTTCCCATCGCAGAGTACCCAGCCAGAAGGAATACTAGCCTGAGATCCAGACCATAATAGGATTAGACCAGTAGGTAAAGACGCTGTAATAGAGTTCTGTACAAAAGCGGTAGTCGCAAGCTGAGTTGTGTTGGTAGCGGTAGATGCCGTAGGCCCTGCTGGAGTACCTGTAAAGGTAGGGCTATTTAGGTCAGCCTTGGACGAGATAGCAGAGGCGATAGCGTTATACTCGGTATCAATCTCTGTTCCCTTGATGATCTTGGCTGGATTGCCAGTAGATAGTCCGTCTTTAACGGCAAAGTTAGTCGCTTTTACATAGTTACTCATATCTGTTTTCCTTGTTTAATATATATGTCAATCCTCTGAATAGATATAGGATTACCATTAATCTCAGCCTCTAATCCAACCTGCAGAACAGCGCCTCTTCCACCAGCCTGTATCTTAAATTTGTCTAGTACAATACCATTTGAGAACTCAGCAATATTATACTCCCCTATATTATACTCGTAAACTACTGAATTGTCAAGCTTTTTCGTAACAGCAAAGTAATTTTCGTTATAATCAAAGCCCCACTTGACAGCCAAGTTCTGATTAGCACCACCAATGACCACAAATCCAACCTGTTTCATAATCTTTTCAATGGATGGTTGTTCAAAGTCAAAGTAGTTAGTATAGTAACTAAACTGGTAATTAGCCCCATTATCAGAATGCCCAAAGTACTTACCAATATACCCAGGTTTTCCAATGTAGAGTTCTTTAGAAGTGGTCACAATAAAGGATTTAGGCTCTATGGCGCTCCAAGTAGTAGCCCTAGCAGACCCGTCCTGTAGCGGTGTTCTCATGTCAAAGCAGTAAACTGACTTAGTGGTAGGCAGACTAAGGAGGTAGAAAGCATCTCTATCATAGTAGACAGACTTGATATTAGCTGCTGTCTCAGAGGCTACGCTAACCATCAACTCATCACGAACATTCTTGGAAATATCCCGCATAGGTAAGGACTTCTCCTGAATAACCCGCTGAAGGCTTCTAACCCCAGAGTCAGACAGGAAGATAATATCCATACCAGTGCTCTGTACAGAGTCCCTAGAGATACAACCCACATTAGGAATATAATCAGCTAAAGTCAGTGTTGTAACATCGATAGGATTAGCATAGACAGCAATGTTATTACGACCAAAGATAATAAGGAATCCATTGTGCGCTGCAATAGCTACTATCTTGTCTGTGTTCGGAAATACAGTATTTAAGGATATAGATCCAGAGTCTCCACCTTGGAAGTCTGATCCGTCTAGCAATCTAGTAAAGTAGACCGTCTGTGGGTCTCCTGCTATATCTGCCACCCAGATACGCCCATAAGCCGCTAAAGCGCAGTTAGGAGAGAAATCACCAATAGAATATCCTAAAGGTATTGTCCCGATGTCTCCAAGCCTCTGGAAGCCGTATGAGCCTGCGTGGGAGTGTGGATTAGCAACGGTTGTTACTGTGCTAGTAAGGGCATCAGAGACTGTGTATCCAGCACCACCAGTAGTGATCGTTACAGTAGCCACACCTGTACCAGACAAGGTAGCCACAGTCACGGTAGCAGCAGTGGTTCCACCAGACAGGGTTAGGATATCTCCTACATTGTAGCCTGACCCAGCAGCAGTTACTGTCAAGGCAGTGATAGCGCCACTAGAGACAGTCGAGACTGTAAAGGTAGCGCCTGTACCGGGAGTAGGCATACGATGGTAGGTCAACATAGGATGACCAGTCTGGACTAGGTAGGCATGAGGTTCTGCACTTGCTCCATCACCGTAGGGCAGAGCAGCCCCTTGCCAGTTGTTACTAGTAATCGTGTATGTTAGATTTGCACTGTTAGCTTGATTACGCACAGTCTTGGTGGTCATAGTCGTAGTACCAGTAAACAGTCTATTATTACCAGCACTAAGGAACTGACTAGATCCATTATCAGTTAACTCAAACATAAACTCTACTGGGTTAGCAGCGCCTAAGTCTGTGTTAACTGTTGAGTTTACAGGTGTCCAGCCTCTACGAGCACCAATACGACCATATCGGTCAATGACGCAATTGTTTGCCTCTAGCGCAAAGCCAGAAGACAACGATACTGCAGACTCTTGGATGTTTAATCCAAAGAATCCTGGTGCTGCAATACTAGCGGTCTGTGAAGGAGATGCCATTAAGTAGGTGTCCAGGTAAATTCATCAGGATACTTGTTGCCCTCAACCGACACATGGTCTGCCAAGGATGTCTGATACAGGCCATAAGCTTCAGAGCTACTCAGTCCACCATCTTCCCCACGCTCTGCCAGTGCCTTAGCATAGGCCAAGAAGATTACAGGCTCATCAGGAACCTTGATAGCGTCAGAGTTAAGAGCTAAAGGAGCTTGTGGCTTAATGATGTTAAAGTTAACAATGTAGTTAGCATCAGGGATGGGATACAAGTCTACCTGTGTATCGCCGTTAGCGTCTACACCGTTGAAGTTATAGTAGCGTGGTGAGCCATACTCAGGGGTGTTGACGAGGAACCAAGCATCCATCTCTTGCGTTGCAGCATTGTTTAGGAACCAGTTGCTAGAGTCATTCAGAACATCAAAGACCCTAAATCGAATGCCAGCATTAGTGAGGACATAGTTAAAGAGGTTAGCAGTAGTAGACACAGTAAGAGTTTCAGACAGAGCATTCCAATTGTATGCATCCTCTACCTGCCTTTTAGCGTCATTAACGAACTTGCTAATTAGTTTTGAGTAAGAAGTATCATTGACGGAAGTAACCTCGTTCTCACGAAGCCTAACCAGCACATCATTGACAAGTTCGATATAAGTTTTGTTAGCCATTTAACAATCCCATTTCCTTAGTGCTAATGCTTTACGGGTGGGTCTACCCTTCTCATCCTTCATAGGTCCTGGTACACCACTCATCCTAGCACAGAAAGACTTCCTCCTAGCAGCCTTCTTAGGAGACTTAGCAGCCTCTTTAGAAGACACAGGAGGCTTCAGGTTAGCGCCTTCCTTGTTCTTGAAGTATGCTCTACCTTTGGCGTTTAAACCACCTTCTGGATTCTGATATACCTTCTTTACCATTATTTCTTCGCAGTCTTCTTAGCTTGTTTAAATGCCTTAGCTGTGGGAGCGCCTTTAGAGCCAACCTTACGCATCTTCTCACCAGATCCTGCAGCTATCCGCTTACGCTTTGCATTGATGTTGGCATACAGCCCTGGTTTAGTAGTCACGATAAGTACCCATTTTCTTAGCTTTCTTCTTCTTCATACCAGCCATCGATAAGCCAACAGCTACTGCCTGCTTCTGTGGCATACCTTCTTTACGAAGCTTACTGATCTTAGCCGATGCTGCTGCTTGTTTGCCCTTCTTAGTGTAAGGGTATTTCTTTCCGTCTACCATTGGCATACTATTCTCCTTTAGAATTGAAATTGAACTGTTGTTTCAGGCACGAACTCTACAGTAGCTATGTAAGTTACTGTATTAGTGCTAGAGTTTTGTACTCGAATCTCATCACCAGCTTGCATTACTACCTCTGTGTTACCATCTAATATAATAAACTCACCAGCACCTAAGTTCTTACCACCAACAATAAAGTACTCAGTGTTAGTAGAAGAGTCGTACCAGTAGACCTTTGGAGTATCGTTACCAGTAAGACTAATGATATACATTAACTGCCAAAGACCAGTATTCTTGGTAGGAACCGTAAGGATAGTTTCCTTAGTGGTAGTAGTCTTGGTTGTAACAGCGGATACTTTTCTGCTCATTTCTTACCCAACCATCCCTTAACTGTCTCGGTTTCATAGATCCGAAAGCCAGTCCAAACAATAGTAAACAGAGCAGCAACAGCAGGTAGTATCTCTGCTAGTGTGCCAATGACAGTCACAACAGACAGTGCATCTGCTGTGTTCTTAGCTGCTTCGCTCATGTGCTCAGTTGCCATACTATCTCCACTTAGGGCCTTCCATCCAGGCTACTAGCGAATGTCTAGTACCTTTTGTGATTGGGTTTACCTTATGAACCACAAAGGAGGGAAACACTAAAACAGTTCCTTGTGTTCTTAGGTGCTCTTGGGCAGGGGCATTAAGATGTAACGGCTGCATCTCAAACTCACCACCTTCATACTCTTCTGGGCTAGACAGTTGGCACAC